ACACGTTCAACCGCCATGTCCGAATCCCATTCGGTATCTAAATCCGCCAGCGGCAGGTCTTGAAAATCTACGACGGTCTTGACGCACGTAACGACGGCCTTCGGATTGGCGGGAAAAGTAACCACAGACCCTTCCCACAAGTCCACCTGCTTAAGAATACGCACGTCGCCTTCATACGACGCAACCACGGGCTGATATCCTATCGAAAGCCCCGAAATTGCACCTTGTTTTAGTAATGCCTGTGCTTCACGCCCCTTTACTGTATTCATGTTTAGTTCGGCCTTTATAAACAACCCCGTATCGTCTTCCCGTCCGGTAAAAATACCAATCGGCGTAGAAAAATCGTGTTGCCACAACAGCGGGAATTTTTTCTTTTCCGCCAAGCTTTGTTTGAAGGCCCCCCTGATTATTTTGTCGTTTTGAAGGTCTACGACCCCAAAAACGCTTAAATAACCTTCAACCAACCCTTCGTCGCTTACTTCCTTAATCCTAAGTTCGAAACTTTTCTTTTCCATTCGATTATCACCGCCAATTTTATTATTATACCACAAAAACTAATCTAAAACAACATAGCCAACGGTGCAACGACATTGTTGATGGGCGGGCGGCGCATATGCCGTTGTCCCGCTTGCCGTTGGAAAAGTTCCTTCAAGGTCAATGATTAACCCGTCCATTGCCCCGCAGAACGGACAAGTTCTTTCGTCATACGCCGTTATCCATTCCTTCACTACCTTCCCGTTAATATATCCCCTATCACGCCCTTCAAGTATTGCGTCGTATTGGCCAAAATTCCATGCGTACGAAAGTTCGGTTCTTGCTATTACGTCGGCCCGCTTTTTATGCAGAAAGCCCGCATATCTTTCAACCTGTCTTTCCACGATGTCCGCCGCAAGACCTTCGCCTGATATTTCGTTTCTGAATTTTGCCAGTGCCTGCGCCTGCGTTTCGGTAAGGCCAATCGTGTTGCGAATTATTGCACTAAGTTCCCTTGGCGGCGTAGGATTGTCGACGACGTATTGTTTAAGAATAAACCGTAATGCCCTTATTTGCGTTTCGGTAAGGTCGGATATAAGTTCGCCGCTTCGGTTTTGTATCCATTCGGCCATTCTGCGCCCAACCTGTGAATATGCAAAAATTCGCTGTGCACTTTTGGCGAAAGTATTCGATATTTCTTCGGCTATCTTGTCACCCGCCGTAACTATTGCTTCTTCCCATTTTGGTGCAATAACGCCAAGAACAAGGTTGGAATAATCGACCTTCCACGAATTTATAATTTCGTCGTATATTTCGGCGTTATCGATCATTTGCCGAATGTAGCCCTGTGATAGTTTTGCAGCCTGCGCCCGCCACATGCTTACGGCCTTATTCGAAAGGGCGCCTTCGTTCCTGTTAAGATATCGCCGCATTATACGATCCGAATCCCTTGTGTTAATCCTTGTCTTGTTTCCTTCAAGGTCGTCGAAAGTTAGGTTGCCTTCGGCGTGAATGTCGAATATGTCGCTTGGAATATCAGATCCGTACACGTTCAATATTCTTCACCCGTTATCGGTTCGCCCGTTGGAATTAAGTTTGCCGGCGCCAGCAGTGCATCCCCGTCTACGGCAGCCCCGTATCCAAGCATTTCCCTTGCTTCGTTTGCGCTGATTATGCCAGCCAGCCGTGCGTTGATTACCATGTTCCACACTTTTTGCCTATCTTCCTGCAACGCTTCTATATCTTCAGTGTCATAATCAAGAAAAACGTTGCTTTCGTTGAATTTCGGCACCAGCCACACGTTAAGTTCGTCACGAATTTTGTCCATCAGTGGCAGTATCGTTTCTTGGTAGAAAGCCTTCCTTGCGTTTTCATAGTTCGAATACGTGGCGTTTTCGTGGTCACCAATCAATTCGGGTGGAACACCGAATACGCTACATATTTCACGACTTGACGTTTTTAGCCCGCCCGCCCAGTCCATGTCTACGGGGGACAAGGATATCGTCTTCCAGTCCAAGCCGCCCCACAGTAACAACGGCGCCCCCGAATTCTTTGCGCCCATCACCTGCGATTTAAGTTTTTGCGCAAGGTCGATTTGTTGTTTATCCGAAAGTTGCTGTTCGGCCACAAAGGCGCCCGAAGGGGTAGCACGGTTCTGCAACAAAGACACGTTCCACGCCCGGGCTTCGTTATTGTGGTCGATGCTTCTAGCCGCCGCTTCGACAGGGCTAAATCCGTACCAGTCGTCCAGCGGATTGAAAAACTTAAAATGCATTACGTTTCGTGATTCAATGAAGACCTTGCGTTCGCCTATGCCGTATTCATACCCCGCAATTGCATTTTTCACGTTCCCGGGAATTATCCGCATTCTATCAGGCCTTAATGCATACAATTCCTTGGGCGCCCCATTGTTCGGCCCGACCGATTCGATAAAACCGTTCCCCGACAGATACAAGTATGAAATAAATTCGTTCATGAACGACCCCCACCCTTGATACGGGTTCGGGCGTTTTATTATTGCAACAAGCCCGCCGTTTTCAACTTCATAAATGTTTCCACGCCTTCCACGTTTATACACAATCCACGGAATGCCTGCAACGGCGTCGCTTATTATACGAATGCAAGCGAAGACATACGGGTTTCTTTTATAGCCTTCGTGCGCAAACGACCTGTAGTTAGAAGTCGACCACACGGGATTGTTCGGCGTTACGGTTAGCAAGGCCCGCATTGTGCTGCTTTGCTTTCCGAATATTTTTTCTTTGATTTTGTTAAACAATTCACTTCCCCCTATTCGTTTGTTGCTACCACAATCTTGCCAGTCCGGGCGCCCCTTCGCCTACAGAATTTATTATGTATCGTAAGGCGTCAAGTGCGTGGTCGTTTTGTTTTAACGGCTTATCTTCGCCCCGCAACTGCGCTTTGGTATCCCACACGTACGACGCAAATTCACGCCTAAGGTTTTTGCACCGTTCGGCAACAAGAAGTTCGCCCCCGTTCAACAATGAAGACATTTTTCTTATTCCGGGCACGACGGCGTTGTCAGCATCTTCAAGCAAAATGCCCCGCTTGGCACATTCGGCACGGAAGGACGCCGCTGAAGGATCGACGAAAATCTTTTCCACTTGAATGTCGCCAATAAACGATATCAAGTCTTGGGCGTAGTCATAGTCGGTTTTTTGTTTTCCCCGTTCCGCCGAATCCCAGTAATATTCGTCGACCACATACCACACGCCTTCGCTTTTGCCCGCAAGGATAAACGCCGTAGGATTTGCCGTTCCGTAGTCAATGCCGACATAGTATTCTTCGCATTCTGGAACGCTATCTGTAACATGCACTTCTTCGTTCCAAGAATCGAAAACGGCACCTTCGGCCTGCACCCACAGCCCTTCGATAAACCGCTTGTACCATAGCCCGCTATATTCCCGTTTCAAGGCATTGATATATTGTTCACTAATATTCGGGTTGTCTTCCAAAAGAAAGTGGAAAACACGCATATCAAGGCTTCCTGCCCTGTCTATGAAGTCCCTTTTCAACCAATGGTACGGCGAATCGGGGTTAGTCGTACCGAAAAACTTGGCCCCTTCGACCGACAGTCGTGACAAAAGCGTATTGAACAACGACTGGGGCCATAACGTTATTTCGTCGCCGTAGGCCCCCGCAAGCGTAATGCCCCGTATCTTTTCGTGCGACCGTTCGTCGTTGGCGTCGGCCGTATATACAACCGTGCCGTCAATATAAAGTTCGCCCTTGCTTATATTGAACGTTGCGATATCCCCGCATATGGAAAGCAAAACATCTATGACGTTTCGTTTTAGCGTCCTTGCCGTTTTTCCGATCATGATCAGGTTTGAATCGGGATGCGTTTTTACAAATTCTAGCCATCGAACCAGGCTTGTAATCGTCTTTCCGGACCTTACGGCGCCTTCCCATATGTTCAATCGTGCATCGGAAAGGGCGATAGATTTCATTGCCTTTTCGGAAAAGGTCCCAAAATTAAACCTGGCCATCTTTTACTTCGCCCCCGCCCTGTTCTTCCTGCTTTAGCGCATTTCGGTATTTTTCTATTTCTTGCACAAGAACGTCAAGTGCGGTTTGCGCCTTTTCTGCGTCGGAATATTTGATGTGTCGCGAATCCCGCCACCTGTCACGGCACCTGTTCTTCAACCAAAAAATGCATGCAGTAACGTTGGGCGGGACATGTTTGCGCGTCTTCCTTACCTTTCCGGGCTTGTTGGGGTCGCCATACGTTTCTATTTCCACGTAATCGTATCCTATGGCCCGTTGGTATAATGACCGTTCGACCTTGGCATCGGGCAAATCCTTTCCCGCTTTTAGGGCGTCCATGAATTCGGGATATTTATTTTTCCACAGGTTTAATGTTGAAACGCCTATTCCAAGCCGTTCTGCGATTTCTGTATCAATCATTCCCTGCCTTGCGTAATATTCGGCCAGAATGCAGTGATATTCACGATTGTACCCCGTAGGCCTTCCACGTTTAGCCATTTTATCCCACCTATAATTTTAAAGCCTTTGTTTGATTATACCACTATTTCAGTCGTGGCGCATCGCCAAGGCACTTGAAGTTGTCCAGCGGATAAATCCTTATGCCATTCTTGGTATCGTATTTTGGACCTTCTTCGAGCACGTCCAGCCAGTTTGCATAGACCTTGCCGTCCTTGGTGTTGAAATACAATAAAAGACAGCGGATTCCTGTGTCGTGATAAAATTTTAGGCGGGATTTTACTTGTGATATGTTAAGACCCGTCCCCCAAAATGGTGGCGGCACAAAGGGTTCTTTTCTTTTAACTTCGATGACTATCCACGTGCCGTCGATTTTAAGCAGCCAGTCAGCCTGAAAAAGCGTGTCGTAGCTGTAGTTTTCCTTTATAAAAATCCTGGCCATTTTTTCGCCGTCTATACCTGTTTGCGTTATGCTCACTACGCATTCCCCCTATTGTTTTTGGTTTCTATCACTATTTGTCTTGAGTTTCTTTTCCTAGCAAGTATCGTATTGGACACGGTTTCCACGATGCCGTCCATGTCAAGGTCGTCAAGGATCACATTAAAAACTATCCAGCCAAGTTTTATTGCTTCGCTTTGCCTTTTCAGCATGTCCGATACGCTTCTTGCGAACGGCGTGTATCCTGCGCCTATGTTAGCGTCAAGCGCCACTTTTACGCATGGCCACGCCACGTCGAACGAATTCCTTTTGTTTCCTATGCAATAGCCGAATACGGCATTTTCGCCCGTTTTTTCGCCTATTTCATTAATAAGTAACGCCAACAGGAAAAAGTCCCCGCCAAACACGTCATCTATAAACATAGCTGTTCACGTTCCCGCCTTTCTTTTTCTAGGACTTTATTGTATATATCGAAGTCGAAGTATTTAACTAAACATTGTATATATTATAACACATTTTGCTAAATCTTTCAAAATTCGCATACATGTATAACCTGGGGCGTAGTATGTTCGTTGCTGTTTGCGTCGTGTCGAACATACCACGCCACCCTGACTACTTACATTCAGCCAGCGTTTTGCCTATGCCGGCTTCTGCGTCTACAGGGATTGGACTGATAAACTTTTCGGCCGATTCAACCATGATATTTTTCAATACCTGCTGCGCTTCTTGCGCTTCGTTTTCGGTGACTTCGAGCAGGATTTCGTCGTGGACCGTCAGTATTATTTTATAGTTTGTTTCGGCGTATAGCCTGCGCAACGCTTCCTTAATCATGTCCGCCCCCGTGCCTTGGTCGGGATGATTCACGGCCTGTGTAAACAACAGTTTGTCGAACAATCTTGCCCGCCCCGATGCGCACCTTATTACGAAAAGTTTGCTTGTTTTGCCGGGCAGGAAGTACGTTTCCCGTTCCTTGTTTGATATTGCGTGGTGGTATCTGCGAATGCCAGGATACGTTTCAAAAAAGATTTCCCTTATCTTGGTCGCTTCATCCAAGGAAAGGTCGACGCCGTAGCTGTTCTTTGCGTAGTTCCTAAACTGCCGTGCCCCCATGCCGTATATCAGGCCGAAGTTTATCGCCTTTGCAAGCTGTCGTTCTTGTGACCCTTTTGTTATTTCGGACACTTTCTTGCCCGATACTTTAGCCGCCGTTACGCAATGCAGGTCTTGCCCCGCCTTGAGCGCTTCGATCATTGTTTTATCTTTCGACAACCATGCCATTATTCGCAGTTCTATGCCCGAAAGGTCGCAGTCCACAAGCCGATATCCTTCGGCGGGGATGAAAAGTTTTCTTAATTCGCCATCACGTGGTATTTGCTGCAAGTTAGGTGAACTGCATGAAAACCGCCCAGTAGCCGTTCCCATTTGATGGAAGTTCGGATATATTCGGCCGTCTTCGTTAAACCCGTCCCAATTTTTCAACATTTGAATTTTCTTTGTCTTGTCACGGAATGCTAAAATTTGATCTATTAGCGGATGCTTTATCCACATAAGCGATTCTTTCGAAGTGTTTTCAACGTTTATGCCAAGTTGTTTTAGTTTGTTTATGGTTTGCTGATGGCTTGCGGGATTAAAGTCGAAGTCGAACGTGTTTATCGAATTAAGTTCGTCGATCTTTTTCTTTATGCCCTGTGCATCAACACCGACGCCGTTAAGTTCCATTTCAACTATTGCAGGTATACAATCGAATTCAAGTTCGGCCGCCTTTTCCAGCCCATTTTTGCGAAGAAGTTTCGCTTGGACGACGAATAACTTTTGCGGATATATGATATCATTCACGCAGTATCGAACCTGTTCCTTGCTTATATATCCGCCCCAATTGCTGTTTTGCAACGTTTTATCGATTTTCGTGCCAAGGTACCTTTGAACGACTTCGCCCAAGGAAAAGGACGCCGTTCCCTTTCTGTGCAGGCCGTTTTCGATTAATTGTGCGGCGATCATTGTGTCGAATACCTTCGGCGCAATCCTTTTTTGAATTTTGTTGCGTATAAAGGCAAGGTCAAACTTTATGTTATGCCCTATCACAAGCCGTGGCGCCATAACGGCCGTTTCAAGCATGTCGTCGGTCGGATCGGCGATTATCCAAAAATCTTCGCCGCATCCCACGGACAATATCCGAATGGCGTCTTTGCGTGGATTAAGCCCTGTTGTTTCCAGGTCGATGCAGGCTATTCCGCCGGCAATCTTTCGTGGCATTTCCGCCAGTGGACAGGTCGATTCCAAAACTTCGTTTGCCGAATTTACGCCAACATGGTTTATGGTAGACATGGTAGAAATGGTAGAATTTTTGGCCGTTTGAAAATTTGAATGTAAGTTTTCATTTTCAATTTCAATTTTCTTAGTGGTCGTTTTTTCTACCATTTCTACCATTTCTACCATAGACACATCGTTCGATTTATCTTCCTGCACGGCATCATTCGACGGCGCCTTTTCTTCGTCTACGTAGATTGGCAAGTCCCCGCCCACGGGTTTAAGCGCCCACAACACGCCTTCGGTAACGACTTTAACCTTTTTAAGTTTTAGATATAACGTTTTGCCTTCATGTTCAACCTGCGTAACGGTATCCATTTTGCTTTTTAGAAAGCGGCTTAAATATTTCTTTTGTGAAGATGGTCGATCGTCACGGCCAAGGTATATGGCGTCTATTTCAGGTTGGCACTGTAAAAGGTCGCCCGATAAGATTGGCCTGTCTTTAAAATCGTTCCACCACCGTGCCACAAGATTGTTCCATGCAAGCGCATCCATATTGGCGTCGTCGTAGAATTCACGGACGTTTCCAAGAAAGCCTTCTATGCCGTTAAATTCAAGAATCCCGCCTATCGTTTGCGCCCAATCTACAAAGCCGCCATAATTAACGCTTTTGTTTTTCGGCATTCCCGCCGCTATCCAAGCCTGTATCAGCGTTAGTCCAGCCCATACAAGCCAGTCACGGTTTTGTTCGCACCAATACAACAAGTTGGGATGTTTAAAGCATGTTACAGGCCTAAGATGGGGGTCGGGAACATCGCAATCAAGCCTGATTCGTATACAACGACGCATCATGTCGGTATCGATCGATACGTTGTTGCCCGTGGCGCTCCAAACCCACCTGATTGTCGTGTCAATTTGCGCATTGTTGCCAAGAATGCGGTCGGTATATTGTTGCGTAAGAAGAATTTGCGCCAAAAGTTTTGATTTCAACGTTTCGATGTTATCCAAGCAAAAGGCTGACACGCCATACATTGCCGCCGTGGTTATTTTTTTACGAAGTTCATCTTCACTTTCGGGCTTTGAGATTATCACGTAGTTGTTTAGCGTAAGCGTTCGCATGATGGTTTCGGTAAGAAGCGTTTTGCCCGTTCCTTGCTTAGCGGCTTCGAATAAATGGATCGGCGTCGGCCCGTTGATCATGTCACGGCAGAAAAACAACAGGAAGTAGGCTATGGCATGCGCTTTGTCAGGTTGCTTTAGATTGAAGTCGACAAGAAGTTCGTTTTCGATTATGTCACGTGCCCTAGCCCTTTCCGCTTCGTTCGGTGCCTTCGATACTTCCACGCCTGATCCGTTATACGGAATATACAAAATGCGGTCGGTTTCGTAGTATCCCGCTTTGTTTATAAGTTCGCCTTTTGACGAAAAAACAGGAATTCGTACGATCCTTGAAAGTATTTTGAACACACTTTCTTCTATGGACATGTTATAAATGTAGTTTGAGATTTCTTTCGGTGGCACGCCTGATTTTTTATCGCTACAGGCAACCTTGCACAATTCGTTGAAAAGTTCATCCTTCGTCAATGCCGATATCCTTGGCCTGTCGAATCCGTCAAAACATACCATCGACACGCCCCGCCTGTACATGTCTTCTTTCCAGTAGAATTTGCCAATATGGTTAAGTCCCGGCTTTTCAAGCGTCTTTTGATTTAGTTTTTCACATACACGCTTGGCGTAAGCCGGAATTGTCTTTTCGGGCTTTTTGCCAAGTTTGATCACGATCATTTTATCCGTCCCGTTGAATTCGGGCGTATTGTCGACAAGTTTCAACAGCTTTTCCTTCGTCCCGCCGTACTTTTCCGCCCAATCCGTTACGTCTTCGTGTTTTTCTTTCACGGGAATCGGGACAATCTTTACCGAATATGCCACGTCTTTCAGCTTTTCGGCCACGTCTTCGGCATGATCCATACCAACGGTGTCGTTGTCAGGAAGAACGACGACGTGCGCATATTTTAAATACTGCGAATATTCGTCTAACCACTTTCCTGCGCCCATGGGATTCGTCGTTGCCACAAGGCCCCACGAACGCAGCGTTTCTACATCCTTTTCGCCTTCGACCACGAACACCTTTTGATTTTCCGCCACGGCCTTTATAACTTCGGGAAGGCGGTAAATCACACGCCTTACGCCACGAAGGCCCGCCTTCCAGTTCCCATTTTCGTCGCACCGTTCCTGCAGGATTTTCTTGCCGTTTTCGAATTGTTTGCGGACGACACGGAATAACGGATTGCCTTGTTCGTCTTCGTAAATGTAATAAACGTCACGAAGATACCTGCCAAGCGCCTTATTTTTTGCGTCTTCCTTCTTTTCGGCATATTCCCGCATTTGTTCCGCAGTAAGTAATCCGCCCGCTTGTTGACACGTTTCGCCATTTGTGATATAATCTAACACAGGCATCACCCCCATGGTTATTTGTTTCCATAAAAGGGCCGGACCCCCCGGCCCCTTCTATTTTGTTTTAATTCGTTCGATATTGCGTAGTTGACAAGATATCGTTCCACTTTCTTGATTGGAAGTTGCTTGTCAAGTACGACGGCCTGATTGTCACGGATGAAGTCGTCAAGTTCTTCTTCGAAAAAGTATCCGCCGATATTGTCGTCATAGTTATAATATGCGCAAAGCCCGTGATTTGTTCTTGCCACGTATATCACTGCACGTCACCACCCCAAAAGATTGACTTCATCCCACAGCGGGGACGAATCGTCTTTTTCAAGTTCTTCGATTTCCTGATCGCCGTATTCTTCGGCTTCCCAGGTCAGAAATATTTCCGTGTCCGTTTGATCGAACGATTGCGGAATATCGTCGGTGAAATCTATTTCGTAGCGCCCATTTTCTTTGTCGCATTCGTCACGGACTATGCATTTGTCGCAGTCGTTGCAACCATCCACGTCGTCGCAATTGTTAACCAAGTCGCATTCGTCCCGGACTTCGCAATCGTCACAGTTGCCGCAATCGTATTCGTCGTTGTAATCGTCTAAGCGGTCGCAGGCGTCACGATCTTTGCAATCGTCGCAGTCGCCGCAGCAGTCTATGTTGGCGTAATCATCCAAGTCGTCATGGTCGTCGCAATCGTCGTCCGACCGAAACAAGGCGTCTACGTCCGCCACCGTAAACTTACTTAAGTCGTCTTGGTCACGGATGACATCCGAATCTAAATCGCCTTCATACGGAATTTCCAGGAAGTCGTGAACGGAATCGATAAACTTTTTAAGTTTAATCGCATCGATGATCACGCAGTCGCAAAGACGAATCATCTTATATGCATCATTACGTCCCATCCGCCTAACCAACCCTATCCTGGAATCGAAGTACACAAAGAAATCCCTACCTACCTTCAGAATGCCCCGCATTCCTAATCACCCCCATGTAAAATTTTAAAAACCCCGATACTTCACGTACAAGATACCCGTTTCTTAAAAGAAAGTTTGTGTTGACCAAAAGTTCCGGCCTTTTCTTGATTTGGTTATAAAACGTTGCGTGCGAAATCCCATACTTCGGAAGGTCCCTGACGCCTACAAATTCTTTTTCGTTTTCCACTTCCACCACCCCCATTTTGATTATATTATAAACATTTTTTACAAACTTGTCAACGAAAAATGCGTTTTTTGAGTAAGTATTTTTACTGATTTTTCAAGCCCGCATCCCCAACCGCCCCCGCCGACCACGTTCCGCAACGCCTTATCCTTTTGACTATATTATAAACATTTTTTACAAACTTGTCAACGAAAAATGCGTTTTTTGAGTAAGTATTTTTACTGATTTTTCAAGCCCCAACCGCCGACCACGTTCCGCAACGCCTTATCCTTTTGACTATATTATAAACATTTTTTACAAACTTGTCAACGAAAAACGACATTTTGGGGTACGTATTTTTACTGATTTTTATGCCCTGCGGTCCTTAAATTTTCCAAGCACGAAGGCCTGCGCCCGTCGAAGGCTACGCTTGCGACACGCTCAACCTTCGAAGTTTTCGGGGAAACTCAAAGTCCGATATGTCCGACATATGTCCGAAAATTTCCACGTCCACCGAAAACAAATAAAAAGGAAAAATTTTCCTTTTTTCGTCTACGGCCGCCAACACTAAGGCCCTTCAAATTTCGACGGCGTTGCGTAATTTGCCAACCTTCGCCCGCAGGACACGCCGAACGATCCACGAAGGAACTGTTCGGTCCCGTTTTCGTTTTGTGGCGGAACATTTGCCCGCCCGCCAACCACGGTGTCTTGACGATTTCGGCGGGACATGAACGCCAGCAAAAGGCGGGCTTATGGTAGAAATGGTAGACATGGTAGAAATGGTAGAATTTTCGCCCCTTAAGAATTTTTAATTGAAAATGAAAATTTACATTTAAATTTTCAAAAGGCCAAAATTTCTACCATTTCTACCATTTCTACCATAAACAAATATCCGTACGACGGCGGGACAAGGATCGCACGTTCAAATCCATTTTGGCAATTTAATTAGCTGTTGCTGCAATGCCTAAACTTGGGGGCAATTTGCACCCAAGTTCTGTGCTTTCTTTCACAATGTCTTTTCTTCCTATGGTAGACATGGTAGACATGGTAGAATTTTTGCCCCTTAAGAAATTTTAATTGAAAATGAAAATTTACATTCAAAATTTCAAAAGGCCAAAATTTCTACCATTTCTACCATTTCTACCATAACACCGCCTGCGCCCAAAAAGAAAGGCCCCGTTGGTGGGGCCTTCTAATTTTGCGACATTGCCTTCGTCCCGTCTAATGCGGCGGGCCGGACTTAATCCTTCCACGGCGTTCTGTGTACGTTCGTCTAATCAACGACCGCACCAACAACGCCCCCTAGCACAAAACCAATCAATGCATACTTGTATGTTTTCCGTTTCGACGCATTTAGTTCGGCATTGATTTCGGTGGCAAGTTTTTCCCACGATTGCCTTTCGTTTTCATGCCGCATGATAAGTTCGTTCGTTTTGTCTACGTATTCCTGAACGGCCAACCTTTCTTTTTCGATCTGTTCCTTTAAAACCCTGTTTTCAACTTCCAGTTCTTTAATGTAGCGGTACAAATCAATGGCGTCCTGGACATCCATCACAACCTTGTTGTTTTCGGCCATTACCGTCGCTTCGGATCGTGTTGAGAACGGAATTAAGACCGTCAACAACACCATCAATGCTATCAGGCACTTTGATATTCTTTTTTGCACTTTCGATATCCCCTTCCAATTGTGCTTGTACCTTTTTTATCATATCTTCGGTCTTCACGATTTCTTCGGTTGTTTCGTCGACGCTTTGTTTATTGATTTCTAAGTTTTGTTTTAGTTTCTGCATCTTGTCATTTTTTCGATTATGCGAAATAAAGAACAATCCAACCGCAAAGGTAAGAAAACCAAGTAAGGCCTTAAGCATCTTCTTTATTTTCTTCCACATTCGCATCACCGCCATATGCACATTTTCCGCCTTTGTTCGGCCCGCCCTTTATCGCTTCAAATGAACTGGATGCGAAGTAGGCGCCTATCGTCGCCGAAACGACGTAGATAATAATATCTTTAATCTGTTCAGGCGGGGCAGTCATGGTAAATAAATGAAAAAGAATTACGAATGTCGTTAGTCCCGCCGCCCACATGGCAAGAATTTTTCTAAGTGGCGCTTTTCTTATTTTGTCCGCATCAATCATTTTAAAATCTCACTACCTTCACTTGAAGACTATTGTGATTACCATGGACAAGATAACGCCCAAGAACGTCGACGCCAGCGCCCAGCCCTGCATGCGCAACTTGTCATCAAGCGCATCAAGGCGGGATTCAAGTTTTTCGTTTATGTCATTGTGCCGTTCAAGTAAATCGAAAAGTTGCCTATACTGCGTTTCGATTGTCGCTATTCGATATTCTAAAGAAATTCGGTCTTCATAATTTCCCATCCATTATTACCTTCTTCACGTCAAGAATTCGATTGATCCATCCACGCAGGAAAACCAATTGCGACGAATTGACGGCGACAATATCGCTGTACCCCTGAAGGCGTCGATCAAGAAAAACGTCGCAAAGAAAAAGAACAGGGAATGTGCAATCACTTCTATACCTTGCAAGGTATTCTTTGATGGCATTCATGGTCTTGTCGCCAATTATGCCGTCGACTTTAAGCGCATTATTGTTATTTATTTTGTTTAGCGCGATTTGAAGGAATTTAATTGACGCAGCGGGCCCGCAATTTACCGCCGTGTCGAATATGCAAAAATCAAGCGGGGCGGGAAGTTCGTCGCATTTGCATCGATCCCAATAATTTGCCTTGTAAATTAGTTTTGCTTCCTGTACGGTCAGCGCCTGTATATTATCGTGTTTTACTATGCCCGCCTTAAAAGCCGAAGACAACGTTGGCTGCGTAATGCCATATTTCGTTTTCCCGCCAAGGTCGGCGGGGTGGTCTGAAAACACGCCTTCAAAATTCAAAACTTTGTTAATACATGTATCAAACCTGCTCACCACGATCACCCCCATATATTATATCACGCAGTGCTATCGTTTTCATACAACCGGACATATAAACAAGTCTTTTTATTACGGCGCAGGCTCATCGCCCCAGATGATACCGTCGGCGCCCATGGTATTTACGGCCTTGCTAAGATCGGCAATTGCGCCGTGTGCGAAAATAAAACCACCCTGTTCAACGCTAAGGTCAACGGTATTTGCCGTAGATATGTTTGCGCCATTTGCATAAACATTGCTTCCTGTTTTGCTAACTATTCCGGAAGCCACATTATTGGTTGCCGTCATGTTTTTAATATTAAGCGCACTTCCGTTTTCGCATAGTGCAAGCTGCCCGGTAATATCCTGAATGGTTGCGCCGGGGGCGTGCACTATAGAAGAATCCGAACATAAAATTGCGTTTATAGTTGCATCCCTAATTACTGCGCCCGGCGCACGAACCGAAGAACCATTAAGGCATGTTATAGCCGTTTCAAGAACACAGCCTTCTTTGTCTATAATAACCACGCCTGGAATATTTACGATCGATCCGTTTGCACTTTTAATGGCTGTGGTATATCCAGAAAGCCTTATGTTTCTTGCATTTACCACTGAATAGTTATTACAGTCTATTCCTATTCCGGAAGTTCCACTTAAATCAACCGAAGGAATGTTAACAACCGATCTTTCGGAACAAATAATTGCGCCGGAAGTTCCGATGTTATTCCCTATCGCAGCATCGGCGCCAAGGCCTTCGGGGACAATGTTTTGGATATTTACTTTAGACTGATCTGTGCAGCTAACTAAAAAGCCGTTAACACCGTTGTCGATTTGTAAGCGCCCGTTAATATTAACTGTCGAATTGCGTTTACAATCGATAACATTATTCACGGCGCCCTTCAGCCATAGTCGACCATAGGTATAATTAGCGCCATCATAAGTTGTCGACCCAATATTAACAACCGAACCGTTGTCGGCTTCAATAATAGTTCCGGTGGTTGTTCCAACTTCAAGTGCATTTGATATACATACTATTGCACCTTTGTTTGCGCTGATTACTGACTGCCCTTGTTGAACAGTACATTTTTTTATATTCGTTACACCACCAGAAAGTTTTAAAAGTGCTTCTTTATATGGATTATCAAAAGTTATGTCATTTATTATAATTTTGCTGTTTTCAGACATTATTGATTTTAAAAGGGCGTTTGTATTATCGCAAAAATTACAAACAAACACACCACTATCAATACTTAAATTAGAACTACCAGCGGTTTCTAAGTAAACCGATCCACCAACTATTTCAAATGTTCCTTCGGCAAAAACGCTGTAACCATATACAAACCCGTTTTTATTTACTTTAATTGGTGTATTAAACCCTTCAATAGAAAGCCTATTAGTAACCAAAAGCTTGCCAAAGGAAGACACTTCAAAACACGGCCCCGCTTGGCCGGCTGTTTGTGATGCAAAGCGGCAATTAAGTATTCGTATTGCGCCACCATTAACTATTTTTAATAGTGGTGACGAAGACCCAACTAAAATTTGGTTGATGGTATGGTTTTCTAAACCAATCCACGAAAGGTCCAGCCCATCAATTATTATAGATTCATATGTTAAAAACCCATCCATTATAAGTATTTTAACAAAGGGGCCATTAGCCGCTTTCGCTGGTCTATAGTTTTTTATAGCGTGGTCTATAGCCGAACCTAAAGTAAAAAAATCTGCGTCTGATCCTTCTGGACCAACGGTTATTGTTACCATCGATTCTACAGGCGTTTGGCCAATAATATCGCCAATACCAATACCACTATCCAAAAGAACCTTACCAGTATCATCGGCAAAAAGCGGCAGGTTGCCAGCGATTGCGCTTTCCGGCCCAACAACGCCACCTTCGCCCGCAAGCAGATCGGTTATACTATATCCACTATCATTTATTACCTTCCCGTCTTCACCACTAAAAACAACAACATTGCCACCCACCGAAGCTTCTGGGCCTTTAACATTACCAACGTCGGATATATTTACGCCACTATCGGCAAGTTGCTGCCCAGAACTATCGGCAAAAGAAGCTAAGTTTCCGGCCGTTGACACGGCAGGCCCGGTGACACCACCACCTGCACCACCAAGAAGATCATTAACATTATAGCCAGAATCGATTATCATATTACCATAATCGTTACCAAACACGGGAATATGTCCGCTTACCGAATACCCCGATCCCTGCACAATATTTTGCTGATTGATATAGCTGTCACGAATGGCTTTACCACTACTTCCATCAAAAACAGCTATATTTCCATCGCCAGCGCCCCATGGCCCCGTAACGTCGCCACTTCCGCCGCCAATTTGGCTTACAATGTCTGCAATACTTGTTCCGGAATCGGTAATTGTTTTACCGTCTTCGTTGCCAAAAACAGGAAGGTTACCAATAACCGAAGTTTCCGGACCATCAACCTTGTCTTCAACCTGATTGGTAAGCGTATCTATTTGCGCAATAGCATCTTGCAAAATAGCGGCGCTTGCCTTGCCATCAATCTGATCTTGAAGTTTCTTTAGATCAAACTTTTTAGTTACGCTTGTGTCGCCTATTTTTTCAGATACTTCAACATTCGTTTCATTGACAATATCCGTTAACCTTTGCGCTATTTCCGAAATCTTTATTCCCACCACAAATTCCCCCTTGGATTTTTATATTTTAACACTTTTCTTATTCTTAATCAACGGCCTATTTTTCGCCATATTCTATATTCCTGAATTCGCCTTCTTCAACCAACCGTTCTTCCCCATTTTCATTATAACGCAAAAACAATGTTTTTTCAACGGCTGGTATTTCAACATTTCTAAAGTCGCCCGATTCTACGCATCTTTCATCACCACCTTCGGTATACCGTAAAAACATGTTCGTCCTTGATATCTGATCTTCAACACGTCTTGATATACCACCTTCGGTAATCCTTTCGTTTCCGGATTCGTCATACCTTGCGAATATTATGTCTTCGGCAACTTGATCTTCAACACGTCTTGATATACCACTTTCGGTA